CATCCGCCGTATGCAGCTCGGGCAAGTCGTGGATTATATCATCGATTACAATGAACGGCAGAAACGAGCTGACAAACAGGCGAAGGTGGAAGAAAAGCGGGGCAAGAAACGCAAGGCCACGCAGAACGATATAAATGCATGGTTTGGGTAGAAAGGAAATTACAAATGAATAAGGAAACTTGGAAGGATGTCATCGGGTACGCTGGGCTTTATCAAGTTAGCGACCTCGGACGGATTAGAAGTTTAGGCAGAGAGTGCAATTCAAAGAACGGCTCAAGGCAGAAAAAAAGAGAGCGGATTCTTATACAAGAAGTTACGATACACGGCTATTGTAGGGTCCGCCTTTTTGATGCGGAGGGAAAGGCGAAGCATTATGCAGTTCATAGGTTAGTGATGAACGCCTTCGTCGGGATTCTTGACGAGGACATTAATCATATCAATGAAATCAAAACTGACAATCGCCTTGTAAATCTTGAATACTGTACTCGTAAATACAACTGCAACTACGGGACGAGAAACACTCGAATAAGTGCAAGCAAAAAGGGGAAGGGTGCTCGTCCTGTAATTCAGTTAGATGGAAACGGTAACGCAATAAAGAAATATCCGTCTCGACTTGACGCGGAACATGAAACGGGCATAGATGCAGGATCTATCGGGGGTGTTTGTTCTGGTACTCGAAAGGCCGCGGGCGGATATAAATGGAGGGATGCATAAATGGCAAGTGGCTCCATAAAAGGTATCACCATAGCCTTCAACGGCGACACCACAAGGCTCGATAAGGCTTTACGCGAAATCAATAACAAGACGAGCAAACTCGATAAGGAGCTTCGCGCTGTCGATCGGTCTTTGAAGTTCAACCCAACCAGCGTAGAAATGTGGCGACAAAAACAACAGCTTCTTACGCAGAAAGTCGAAGAGACAAGAAAAAAACTTGACGCGCTGAAACAAGCACAGGCGAAAATCGACTCGGGAGAAGTAGAGGTCACAGCTGACGAATATAGAAAGCTTCAGCGAGACATTCTTACTGCTGAGAATCAGGTCAAAAGATTTGAGGGACAACTTCGACAGGTCGGTAACGCAAATCTCAAAGCGCTCTCTGAACAGTTCAAGGACGTAGGCGGAAAGATTGAGGGCGTAGGGCGTTCGCTTCAGGGCTTGTCAATGGCTGCTGCCGGAGTCGTTGCGGGACTCGGAGCAGCTGCTTACAAAGCGGGGCAAGCTGCTGATGATCTGAACACTCTCAGCAAGGTAACAGGCATCGGAACGGACGAACTACAGAAGTACGGTTACGCTGCAGACCTCGTGGATGTTTCAGTCGAATCGATCGCAAAGTCCAACAAGAAGCTAACCAAGAACGCATACGCAGCAGCGAATGGATCCAAGTCACAGGCCGAAGCGTTCAAGGCAATCGGCGTATCTGTTACGGACGCAAACGGTAATCTGAGAGACTCAGAGGACATTTTCCAAGATGTTATTACAAACCTCGGCAAGATGACCAACGAGACGGAACGTGACGCACTTGCTCAACAGCTCATGGGCAAGAGTGCAGCCGAACTCAATCCGCTTATTGAGGACGGTGGCGAAACATACAAAATGGTCGCTGACACTTTAAAGAAGTACGACCTCGATTACGTAGATCAGGAGACGCTGGACAAAGCGAATCAGTTCAACGACCAGCTCGACACGATGAAGTTGATCGGATCCGTTGCGTTTGCGAATATCAGCTCACAGCTTGCGGGTTATCTCGCTCCAGCGCTTGAGAAAGTCGTTGACCTTGTGGGACGTTTTGCAAATTGGCTGTCTGATCTCGATCCCGCTGTTCTGACTGTGATAGGAACGATAGCGGGATTTGTTGCGATATTGGCTCCGCTCCTGATAGGTATCGGCAAGGTCGCAATGGGTATCAGTTCAATAATCAACCTTGTCAACCTCGTAGGTGGGGCAACGACAGCATTGTCTCTCGGTCCTATGGTTGGGATCGTTGCAGCCATCGGAGCAGCTATCGCTATCGGCGTTCTACTTTACAAAAATTGGGACAAGATAAAAGCAGCTGCTAAGGCACTCGGAGACAAAATCAAGAGCGTTTGGACGAGCATCAAAACGGCAACAGTAAATACGTGGAACACTATCAAAGACGCAATAACAAAGCCGTTCAAGTCCGCATATGACAAGATAAAGAACATCATCAAGACGATAAAGGGCTGGTTCCCGCTGAAACTCGGAAAAATATTCAAGGGGCTCAAACTCCCGCACTTTAGCATCGAGGGCGGGTTCAGTCTTGTTCCGCCGAGAGTTCCGCATATCGGAGTCGATTGGTACGACAAGGGGGGTATTTTCGATAGTCCGACGGTTATCGGTGTCGGTGAAAAGCGTCCTGAGTTCGTCGGTGCTCTTGATGATCTGAGAGACATTGTTCGTGAAGAGAGCGGAAACGGACCGATAACGATCAACGTTTATCCGAGTGCGGGAATGAACGAGACGGAGCTGGCACGTAAGGTCGAACAGGCACTCGCAACGGTGCAGAGACGGAGGAATTTAGCTCATGGCAATATTTAAGGCACTAACATTCGACGGAGTAAACAGTCTCGACTACGGCATATACATCACGGGCGAGGCTGTTTACAACGCTCCTGAGCGGGCGGTCGAAATGATAAATATCCCCGGCAAGAACGGAGCACTCGCTCTTGATCAGGGACGTTTCGAGAATATTGAAGTCACATATCACGCTGGATGCTTTGCGGACAGTCAGGCAGATTTTGCGGATAAGGTGATGCAGTTCCGCAACGCTCTTGCGTCGAGATACACGTATAAGAGACTGACGGACGAATATCATCCTGATGAGTATCGTCTCGGACTTTACAAAAGCGGGCTTGATGTGGACGCTGTGAGATATGGAACGGCGGGAGAATTTGACATCGTGTTCGATTGCAAACCTCAGAGATTTCTTACAGACGGTGACAGAGAGATTTTACCGACCGAGTGGAGCGACGTGCAGACGGAATCGGGCGAACTTGTCACGATTGAATCTGACGGGTCGCTTGCGGTCAAGTCGCTTGAAGTCTCCCTTGAGCCAATCCAAGCGGGTAGCGGTGAGCCGAGTCCCGACAATGTAAGACCTATCAGCGGAAGAACATCCGTTGAGACTACAAGGACGGGGAAGAATCTGTTACCAAATACGGGCGGAGAAACTGTTACTGCAAACGGCATTACTTTCACTAAAAAATCTGATGGTAGCGTAACTGTGAACGGAACAGCGACAGCTAATGCCTCTTATACGATTGCTACTATGGCTTTTGATGCCGACGTTAGGTACACGCTGAACGGCTGTCCGAGCGGTGGTGGCAGTGATAAATACAACATTACCGTGAGCGGGTTTGGTAGCGATGTAGGCAATGGGTACACATTTGCGGGGGACGGCACAACAGAGCGATTAGTGCGTATATGGGTGATACAAGGACAGACAGTAGACAATCTTACTTTCTATCCGATGATTCGTCTTGCGTCCGACACAGACGCAACCTACGAACCATACAACGGCAACACCTACACAACCGCACTTGGCCGCACAGTATACGGCGGTACTCTTGACGTAGTGAGCGGGGTGCTTACTGTTGATAAAGTGATGCTTGAGTGGTTATCAAGTAGCAATTTCGGTAAGGGCGGAGCGACTACTGTTGATGAGTTTTTCTTGCGTCCATCGTTAGCAGGTGTTAGCGGTCTGTGGCGAGATGCCGAGCATATAATCTGTAGTCACGCAAAAAACGTAGAATCAACAAGTGGGGTAACAGCACCTTATACGCAGATGGGAAACGGACAACCAAGAATCGTATTCCCTCTGTCAATGGGAATGACTCTTGCCAACTTCAAAACTTGGCTTGACGAACAGCAGACAAACGGCACTCCATTGCAAGTCTGCTATATGCTTGCCACACCACAAACGTACCAACTGACACCACAGCAGATAAGTCTGTTGGTTGGCGAAAACCATCTGTGGAGTGATGGTGAAATAACTGTCGAGTATGGAGTTCACCCGTACTACAATCCGACTCCGTTCGCATCAAAACCGCTTATAAAGGTGACGGGGCGTGGCACACTCGGAATCGGTGAGTACATCCTGACTATCACAGGGGCAGCAACGCAGACGCTCTATATCGACTGTGAGACGATGGAAATATACACCATCGAGGGAACAGTTCCGACGGGAGCATCAAGCCTTGTAAGCATCAATAAAAACGACTTCCCTGTGCTTGAACCGGGAACGAATTACATATCTGTAGGCAGCGGAATCACGGCTGTCACTATTACTCCTCGTTGGTGGAGGATTTAAAATGATACCAATACTATACGAAAAGACAGAGACGGCTTTCAGCTCTAACGGGCTGGGCCGTCTTTCAGATTGCATCCGGTGCATCGTAACGGAAGAACGAAACGGCATATTCGAGTGTGAATTTGACTATCCTGTTACGGGCGTCCTGTTTAACGAAATACAAGAGGGACGAATAATCGCTTGTACTCACGACGAACAGGGCGACATCCAGCCGTTCGACATTTACAGACGTACCGAACCGATAAACGGCGTTGTCACATTCTTTGCTCATCACATCAGCTACAGACTAAGCGAGATAACAGTTAAGCCGTTCACAGCTGGGTCATGTGCTGAGGCTCTGAGCAAGATCAAAACGCAATCGGTCACGACCAATCCGTTCACATTTTGGACGAACAAGAGCGTGACAGCATCGCTCATATCAGACGTCCCGAAGAGAGCAAAGGGATTACTCGTCGGTGAAGAGGGGTCAATTCTTGACGTATACGGTACGGGCGAATACGAGTATGACAAGTTCAACGTCAAGCTCCATCTGCACAGAGGGCAAGACACGAATGTGTCTATCAGATACGGAAAGAACCTCATCGACTACACGAACGAATACGACGTATCGGACGCATATACGGCTGTTGTTCCGTATTGGCTTGGAGAAGTCACGGAAGAGGGAGCAGAGGAGTCGACTCAAGTCCTCGTAATGCTCCCTGAGTTATTTATCACATCAGGACATTCAGTTCCATCGGGGCGTGAAGTGGTTGTTCCGATGGACTTATCAGACGAATTTGAGGACGCTCCGACAGTTGCAGAGCTGAGAACAAGAGCACAGTCAAGGCTTGCATCGTCGGACGCATGGCTCCCGAATCAGACTGTCACGGTCGACTTTGTCCAGCTGTGGCAGACGGAAGAATACGCCGATTATGCTCCGTTACAGAGGTTAAGGCTCTGTGATACTTGCGGAGTATTCGTGCCGATGTATGACACGGCTCTGAGGCTCAAAATCATTCGTGTGACCTATAACGTACTTCTCGACAGATACGACGAGATGGAACTCGGAGACAAGCCGACAACGTACACAGCCGTACTCGAAAAGATGTATGACAGTAAAGTTGCGGGAGTCGAGGCCGGACTTAAATCCATCGCAGTTGACATACAGACCGCAATCAATACTGCGAGTGCAGACGCTACCGCAAAGGCAGACGCAGCAGAACAGGGAGCAATAAGTGCAGCCTCAGCAGACGCAACGGCGAAAGCGAACGCAGCGGAACAGAGTGCGGTAAGTACCGCATCAGCTGATGCGACAAGTAAGGCGAACTCCGCAGAGCAGAACGCTAAGAACTATGCCGACTCAGGGATATCTTCTTTACGCTCAGACCTTGAAACTCAGATAGATGCAAAAATCGAGACATGGGCACAGAGCACAAATCCTGCGGGTGCATGGACGACAACGGCTCTCAGGACGGAGCACAACGGAGATCTATGGCTCTACACGGGGATGTCGAATTATGCGGTTGGAACTGTAACGATAAAACCACAGGGAGTTTATAAGTACAACGGGTCCAATAATACATGGCAAGAATACTCATCAACCTCGGACAATCTGTTCAACCTCGCAAACGGTAAGAGCACCATCTTTTACGGCTCGACATCGGGAACATATGCTAACAAGAAGACGGGCGACTATCTTGTTGACTCGTCTAACGGAGCGACTTACAGATGGAACGGCTCCAGCTGGGTAAAACAGACGGACTATCAGACGTATACGACCAACGCTATCGCAACGGCAAAGACGACGATTCAGTCCGAGTACGAGCAGGCCATTGAGGACGCAACGGAACTCATTCGAGGCGGTACGGGTGGTTATGTAGTGACTACGGTCAACGCTAACGGACAGCCGATTGAACTCCTGATAACGGACAATCTCAATCTGAATCAAGCCGTAAACGTATGGCGATGGAATCAGGGAGGACTTGCTCATTCCTCAAACGGCTACAACGGTCCATTTAATGACGTTGCTATCACGGCAGACGGAAAAATCAATGCGTCGATGATCCTGACGGGTGCGCTTACGGCGAATCTGATTACGGCAGGCACGATAACAGACTCAAGCGGGAAAAATTCGTGGAATCTTGATAGCGGACAGTTTGTAACAGAACAGGGAACTATAGGCGGGCTGACGATTAATAGTACATCTATTAAAAGTAATTCCGTAATAGTGTCGCCAGCATCTATCGGTTTTTTACAAAGCGGTAACGGAGTTGCAACGATGTCAGCTTACAACAACGGCGTTGCTGGATGGGGCCTCAGAATCAACGTCGGCGGGAATAGGGCGATGGTCATTTCTGACCCTAAGGCTGACTATGGCGGTACTGAGATATTCGGCGGGATGGTGCTGGACGGAGGCGGTACATTCTACGGCGATTGCAGTTTCCAAGACGATCTCGATGTTTATGGCAGAAAAAGCCGAGTGATTAAAACGGCAAATTACTGTGACCGTCTTAACTATTGTTATGAGACTCCGTCTCCGCTATTCGGGGACATAGGCGAGGCACAACTCGACTCAGACGGCATCTGCTATGTGGATATTGACGACATATTCTCGGAAACCATAGAACTCCGTCAGGAATATCAAGTGTTCCTACAAAAAGAGGGTGAGGGCGATTGCTGGATAGCAGATAAGCAAAAGCGGTATTTCGTCATAAAAGGAACACCAAATCTCAAAGTCGCTTGGGAACTCAAAGCAAAACAGCGAGACTACGACTACGAAAGACTTGAACTGCATGAAAGTGGACTTGACGAGTACGAACACACAACAGACGAAGATACATTACTTGATTCTTACATAAACGAACAGGAGGAAATCTTATATGGCAACGATTAAACAGCTAGCATCATTCGCAGTCCTTAACGTAAACGGCGGGGACAGAATCACCTACACCTACGATGAAATCGACGCAGACACAGGCGACATGATCTCAAGCAACAACAAAGGAAACTTCTTTGCGGTCGACTCCGCTCTGAAAAAGAACATCAACGCAATTAGAACTTATATCAGCGAGAACAAGCTGGAGGGCTAAAATGAATAATCAGTTTTGGAAAGCGACTCTAAACAGAGCCGTAAGAACCATCGCACAGACAGCCGTTGCCATGATTGGGACGGCTGTTGTTATGTCCGACGTAAAGTGGGAAATGGTAATCTCTGCGTCACTCTTGAGCGGGATCCTGTCGGTGCTGACTTCAATCTCGACGGGACTCCCGGAAGTGGAATACTCACAGCACATATATATGAGCAAAGACGAGCCTGAGGACAGCGAGGTCGAGGATTACGAGGTTTTCGATTACGGAGACGGAGAGGAGTTTGTCGATGGGGAAGAATAACACCGAACAACTGAATATAGCGAAGAAATATCTCGGCAAAGGCGGGAGCAAGTTCCGCAAGTTCTGCGGACTACCAGCGGGAGTTGCTTGGTGCGATGCTTTTGTGACAACCATCTTTGCAGAGGCAGGAAACAGCTCTCTGTTCTGCGATGGTACAAAGCAGACTTATTGTCCTACTACCATTAAATGGTGCAGACAGAACCTCGCAGAAGTTCCTCCGTATCTCGCACTGCCGAGCGACATCATCTTTTTCGATTGGGAACCGAATAACGTGCCGAATCATATCGGATTCGTGCGTGAACGTAAAGACTGTGAGGCAATCTACACCATCGAGGGGAACACATCAGGCGGTATCGTTGCGAACAAGCTGAGGAACACAAAGTATGTATGCGGTATTTATCGTCCGCACTTCAAAGCAACGTACAAGATCGGCAAGCTGACAGTTGACGGATATTTCGGTTATAACTCGATTGCAATGCTTCAGAAAGCGCTCGGACAGCCCGTTGATGGAATACTCGGTCAGGGCACTGTTAAGGCGTTACAGAGGAAATGTGGGGCATCTGCGGACGGTCTTTGGGGCAAGGCTACAAGCAAGGCTGTACAGAAATGGCTCGGCATAACTGTCGACGGCTATTTCGGACCGAACTCTGTTAAGGCGCTTCAGAGATGGATAAACAAGGCGACAAGTGCATCGCCCAGCGTAAAGACAAAAGGCGACAAGATAGCCGACTCCGCAAAATCCTATGTCGGCAAAGTCAAATACGTTCTCGGCGGAAAATCGCTCAAAACGGGCGTCGACTGTACGGGCTTTATCCAAGCCATTTACGGACTGCACGGTATCAAGCTGGACAATAAACTGAGCGATTGGGGTAAATCCATCGGGACAGATCTGAGCAAAGCGCAGAGAGGCGACATCATCACGTTTAAAAACAAGAAGACCGGCAAAGTCTGCCATCACGCTATTT